TAGCTCAGTTAATTTTAACTCACTCACTTAAAATTTTTAACTAGCTCAGTTAATTTTAAACTAACACTCTTTGTATCTAATATGCCCTAATAGATTCTTTAATACTGGTTATTAAAACACCTAATATACCCTAATAGAGTGCATCAAAGTCCTTAATACTGGCTATTAAAGTACCTAATAGAGTAATAGAATCAAGAAAGGAGACTAACTAAGTCTAGTTAAATTTTTTAACTCACTTTCTAAATTTTTAACTCACTCTCTAAATTTTTAACTAACCCCAGTTAATTTTAACTAACACTCTTAGTATCTAATATATAGTATCTAATATACCCTAATAGGGTGCACCCAAAGTCCTTAATGTTCAGTATTAAACAATCTAATAGGACATTAGATCAAGAAAGTCTAGTATTGTCCTCTAGAAAACTTTGTTTCCTTTGGGGCAAGTTTAACTTGTTATTCAGATAAGCCTAAGAACTATTCACTAGTTCGGTGAACCCGGTAAGCTGTGCTTGCCTTGAAACATAGTTTCCAAAACTTTGCGCTCCGCTCACATAATAAAAATTGCGAATGGATCGAAGATTTCTGGCAGCTTCGGCGAAGCCGAATTCAAGAGAGTGAGTAAAATTTTTAACAAATTTCGAACTTGAAACTCATACTAACTCCATGAACCGTACAAACAACTGTTCCTGTTTGGCCACTGGCACCATCTTTAATCGTTAGACTTGCAATTGATACTCCATCTGGTGTGGCAACCGGATTGACACTGGCTTGTTGTTTGAAGGTGATTGGGACACCTCCTTGGAAATCGAGCACGTCTTGACTCAATGCAATTACATTATTCTCTAGATCATCTTTATTATTAACAGTCAAAAACTTTTCAATTTCAGTTAAAACTGCATCTTGAACTGTTTGTAATGTATTAGCACTTGCACCATTAACACCAGAAGTTAGTCCATTGAGACGAAGAGCGACGCCATGTAAAGTGGCTGAAGTTGATCGAATAACAATATTATCACCTACTTTGAACTTGATGGAATCATTGGTTAATTCGTTTTGACTGTTATCCATCCATAGTGGTTGAAGGTCTCCATTGATATCTACTGTCATCGCTTCACGGTCACAATTACAAATCGTACAACCAGTACCGCCGCTAATACTATCATCAGCGTTCACTTCTTCAGTTGTTTCGTTTAGTATATTAATACTAAAAGTTACTGGTAATGGACAATTGACAACCAGAAATTTCACCCAACCTCTTAAAGCTCCTGGTGGAGCTTCAGTAATAAAAATATGGTTGTTTTGTTCCAGAGTGGGAATCATAGCCAAAGAAATTTCAGTGTCTTCTGTACCCTCAATTCTGTCAATGTAATCGCTACCAAAAGCTCCTTTAGTCTCGCATTTCAGCTGAACAGGGTGGAAAGTATCAGGAAATGCAGGAGAAAAGCCACTTTCGCGACTATTATCTGGTGATGGTCCCGGTGGACCGAAACTTGCATTATGTTCGGCTCGGATCCAAGCCTCTGGTGTCTGTTCTTTGGCAATATTCTCTACATCAAAAATCTCACCGTCACAATACACTCGTCCTATATTAAAATGGATAAAATTAATATGCCATTCAGGAGTATAAGCCGGAGTGCCAGGCAAAAAGGGGATTAAGCCGGATTGAAATCGCCCTGGGCCACCATCTTGAATATATTTACCATTGGCAAATTGTAAAAGAGTTGCTAGACTAGCTGTGATTTGAGGAACAAATTGACCGGCCGGAATCAAAATATCTTCTACTGTTTCTAGAGTAGCATTAGATGGAATAGACAAATACTGTGTACCCTTTTGAAACCCATTTTTTTGCATATAATCTAATAGATCACGCGCAGCCATTCCATGTCCGTCATAATCACAAGTTAAACCTTTTAATCCGCTAGGTTGCTCATGTCCGTTGTCATCTAGAATTGGGCCATTGTCATCTTGCAAATTAAAAGTCTTTCCGGTCTTGGAAACTCCGTTCGCCAAGGTTACACCACTGGCAATCTCTCCTCGACCTCGACCCAATCGATTTTGTTTAGGAGCCCATACCACTCCCATCATTCCAGCAGGAGGAGGTCGCGAACTCGAAAAAACTGTATAATAAGCATGTTCATTACCAAAATTGAAAGTAGCTCGATCTAGTTTCCAAATTGCGGTAAAAGCGGGAACCACCAATTCTATAGGCCCCACTTGTTCTTGAAGAACTATGGAAAAAGTCACTGGAGAAGAAGTCGTGTTCATTCCTAGACACTTGCCACCCATATATCTATCAATGGCCCCTTCAGTTGGTTTGGTCCAAGAAGGACCGTTATTAAAGTATCGATGAGGAGGGAGTGGGTTAGGATGTCCTTGGCGGATGACTATATCATGACCCCCAAGATCCACAATATAACTGGTGCCACTATCACGACGATTAGATTTGACATGACCGTCACTATGTTTACGAAGTGGAAAGCCACTTACATCTGATTCACCCCAACTAATTACTGGAATACTAGCTGTTACTGTTACTATCTCACCATTCTCACGTTCAAACTGAAATCGTTTTAAGTCAGAATAATTATGATTAGGATGAGGTCCCAAAGCCAGACTATAAACTCCCAATTCTGTTAGACGATTAGATAGTTGTTCTAGCGTCGCATTGTTGTTGTTAACCTGATCAACTAATTGTTTTAAACTATTGCGCTGCTGAGAAGTCAAAAACTGAAGAGCGGGATCAGTCAGAACGTCGACATCTCGTACCTGTCGAGCAGTCAGACCAGGTTGCTCAAATTGAGTGAAAATGCCGGTTAGGTCCCTAGATCCACGCTCTACTAAGTTTCTTAATTCTGATTCTTTGACCACCAGATCTAATGTTTCCACTGCTCCAGGTGGGGCATCATTTAGAGCAGTGGAAAGTTGCGATGTAATTAATCCCGCAAAACTTTCATCACTGGTATCAGAGAAAGTGATAAATCCGTTAGCATTATTCTTTAATCCAACTTTCCATAATTTGAGTTTAATAGTCCCCTTTTCAGGTGGAACCAAGCTATTTTCTTTATAAGGTAACCAAATATCATCATTGCTCCCGCCTAATTGAAAATTTTTAACGGTCGTTGAGGTTTCTACCTTTCGGACGAACGATAGGTTTTTACAGGAGACTATTCTGTTAATCGCTTTTCGGTACCTAGATAAATCATTTTCACTAATAGGAATGGCATTGTTATCATCGAGAGCGCCAGTTATTAGTTGCTCGATTTCTCTAATCAGGTCACGAATAAGTCCGACGTTATCAGTGGTCTTTTGGTTATAAAGTTTAAGTGTTTCTCTGTGATTGCAGAGTTCTTGAAGATGGTCGAGATTCTGTTGCGAACTCATTTAGAGTTAGTCTTTATTATATTAATAAATGAAAAATCTTTCGGACCTTAAGCTCACAAATGAAAATGGAGAATCGTCCTTTTTCCATGATATAATTAAGGATAAGCTGGTGGTTTTGAATATGTTCTATAGTAATTGTGAAATCAAATGTCTCCCATTAGGACTTCTTCTTAGAAAGGTAAATTTCTTATTGAAACGTCATTTTCAGGAAAGTAAGGATATCATTTTTATGTCAGTTTCTTTGGACCCGGAAAATGACACCCCTGATGATCTAAAAAGATTTAGTAAACAAGTAACGGATGGACATACACAAAACTGGCATTTTTATACAGGAAATCCAAAGGAAATTCATCATTTACGATATCAATTAGGAATGTACAATCCGGAACCGGAAATTGATCAAGTTAAGAGTAATCACACTGGAAGTTTTATGATTTTTAATACAGAAACGGGTTTTGTGAAACATACTCAAGCTTTCGATAACCCAGTTGACATCGCCAGAAAAGTAATTCAAATGACAACAAACAACTTTAGACGACATTCCTATAACCTAGATAAACTATGTTATGATAGTTTGACAGAGGAAGAACTTTTTGAGAATATCCAGACTATGCATTCTGTTTATACTGTTTCTATGTTACCTGAATATTTACAAAAGGCATATGAATACTTTGCTGAAAAGCAACGTGGTTTTCAATATAAACCGCCAATTGATAATCGCTCAGAAAAAACGGGATGTTGTTGCCGAAATTCAAAACCTAAAAATCTTCCAATTAATTATAAATAATGATCAATCAACATCAGAAATATCCTCGACATACACACAAAAGAAACTTTTGTGCTTGTTGTTCCAGTGAAGAATATGATCACAATAAACATAAATCCAATAAGTATGTCAAGTCTTACAAAAGTTGCTATACTACCCACCACAAACCTTATAATATTCCTTGTAAAAGTCCACGAAAGTATGACAAATATAACCACCATAATAGATTTTGCACAGAATGTTGTCTTAATGAACACAAACATGACATTGAGCCAAATTTTTATTTTTTAGAAGGTTTTAAAAGATTAAGAAGGGGCCCACAAGGGCCTTCAGGTGCACAAGGACTAAGGGGTCCAAAAGGGCCACAAGGGCCACAAGGGCCACAAGGGCCACAAGGGCCACAGGGACTGCAAGGTTTAAGGGGTTTGCAAGGTGATAGCCAGTTTACTAATACAGGAGGTAAACTTGTTTGTAAGGGTAAGATTCGCGATTTGCCAAGTGCAGGTCTGTTTCCCTTGTTTTTTAACCCAGAAACTGGTGAAATACTTTATGATAGTAGTAAACCAGCTGCATAATTACTATATTTAGAAAATTACTTATTAGTGACTTTGTACATATAGTATATTATGGAGCCAATTAATTTTGAGATATTGCAGAATATTACAAAATTGCATAATCTCTTGGTCGAACATGAAATCAATCTTCAGGATAATATCGGTCTTAAGCGTGACCTTATTAAATTAACAGAGAGTGAACGTTTTAATACTAGATTGGGGTCTGAAAATTATCATGAACTAGTTGATAGTATACTGGATTTGTTATCAGGTTCAGAATTTAGTGAACACTATTTGACAACTAGGATTAGTGAATTAAGAAAAATCGCTAATGTTGATTTCCAACTTCTTGATGACTTTTGTCAAAAGGCACTAGATGAAATTGGTTCCGATCTAATTAAAACTGGACCAGTTGAACATCCGGGAGAAGGTGGCGAACCTAGCAATCCCCATCATGGACCCGATCCATCCAAGGTTGGGAGCACGGATCTCTTTATTGAAAATCCGATTAAAGAGGAGGATCTCTTAGGACCTAGACTTTATAATGTGCCAACTGACAAAGAACCTAGTCCACTTCTCTTTACCGTGGATGGAGTGACTTATGATGTTAGGGAACCTTTTACTCAACAACTCTTTGTCCTTGAGGAGTTGGGTCGAATTGACTATGCCAAAGCTAAAGAGGCTGACAAATTTAACGGCCAGGCCTTATTAGTCCCACAACCAGATGCTAGTGACCATAGTGGTTATCCGACAGGTCAGGCTCTTAGTGATTTTTTGGCGAAAGCTGGTCCGGCATCAACGGGTGGAAATAGTGATAACAGTGGAGGTACAGGGGTTGAGGCTCAGGAGTTAGGATTTGAGCCTCAAAAGCGGGCTAATACTGATCATCCTAATCCTTGGCATGAGACTATTAAGAGTGAAATTGATCCACCTGAATTTATACAGGGAGTCGCTGAAGGGAGGTCCCCGGGTCTAAATGGTGAACATCAGAAGTGGACTGACACGAGTGGTCCCAAGACTCTGACGGTCACTTTGCAAGCCGGTGTCCGGACTAATTTGGGGGCTCGAGATAAGGTTCAGATGCATGGATATGTTCATGGCGAGTTTGGACCAGGAGGTCTTTATCATAAGGTCTTGGATGCGTTACCACAAGCTGGATCGACTGGAGGAATTGAGCCGAGATTGCATCCTAACTTACCGGAACAGAAGCCGACTAGTGTTTGGACATTTGATGGGACTTTTCCGCCGAAACTATTGATGTCGAAGTATGGTGACCCGCATATCTTGCGTCATTATAATTTTTTGCCGATTCATCCGGATAGGAATGGTGGTTTTGGTTTGCATACGATTTCGACTCATGAACATAATGGGCCTAATAATGGAATTAGTGATGGTTTTGCGCAGGCTTATTTTTTTCCGGGTGAATACTACGATTATTACTTTAATATGAATCTAGCCGGTTATACCAGTCGAAACCTCGAAGCCAGTGATCCTAAAGCGGCTACCCCAGTCGATAGTTGGAAGGTAGATGGGGAGGGTCGTCCGGTTTTGGATGAAAGGGGTCAGAGGGTGCCGGAACCGAATCGGATGATTCCAGGGGAATGGCGGGAGACAATGAGTACTCATTGGTTTCATGATCATATGTTGGATTATACTTCACATAATGTTTATAAGGGTAATGCGGCGATGATGAATTATTATAGTGCTTTGGATCGGGGTAATGAGGCGATTGATGATGGGGTTAATTTGCGTTTGCCAAGCGGGACAGCGATGTCTTGGGGAAATCGTGATTATGATGTTAACTTGGTAATTCTTGATAAGGCCTGGGATAATGAAGGACAACTCTGGTTTAATCCTTATAACAGTAATGGATTTCTTGGAGATCGAATGTTGGTCAACTGGCTCTATATGCCATACTTCAATGTTAGAGCTCGCCGCTATCGTTTTAGAATCCTGAATGCAGGTGTTTCTCGTTTTATGAAATTGGCATTGGTCAGACAGATCCAGGGAGAGGGGGGCTCTCTGCCGGGTCCTGGTGGATCAGGTGTTTCTTATGAGAGGGTGCCATTCTGGCTGATTGCTAATTGTGGTAATATTATGATGCACTCGATTAAGTTTGATGGCACTCGTGGCACGACTAGTGGTACTTTGCCGGTTCAAGCCATTGCTGAACGTTTTGATATTATAGTTGATTTTGCCGACTTTAACGTGGGTGATCGTCTCTACTTTGTCAATGTTCTGGAACATCTTAATGGCAAGCGTCCCAATAAAGAGATCGCACTGGGCGAGATTCTCAATGGCAGTTATGAGGCCCAAGAGCCCAGTTCTCATGATCCTTGTGTCACTAAATTCTTGGAGTTCCGAGTGACAGAATATGGTGGAACCGATCTAAGTGTTCATCCTAGTACATATGAAGTTGGTAAAAAAATGATGATTCCGATTGAGCCTTTAACCGAGAGTGAGATTCGGAATGCAGTCCAAAGAAACTTTAACTTTGTTAATAAATTGGGAACTACCGATGAGTGGGCCATTGAAACTGATGGTGGGCCCGATTATCAAGCTGATATGCGTCGTCTGAGTGCTAATCCTAGAACCAATTGTCTGGAACTTTGGACTCTGAGAAATGGTGCTCCCACATGGGCGCATAACGTTCATATTCACTACACTGAGGGTAAAATTCTACTTCGAGATAACCAACTTCCACCTATCTGGGAACAATTTGCCCGAAAAGACGTTTATCGGGTGGGAGGAAAAGTCGATAGTAGTGAATCCGTAGTAATTGCCCTGAAATTCGGTGACGTTATCGGTGATTCGTATATGCAACACTGTCATAACGTGGCACATGAGGATGTGGCAATGCTACTGAGATTCGACGTTTCCGGTGAAAATTGCGTACACCGACTTCCCTGTCCGCTTCCGACTTGGCAAGGGGTTAAGTTTTTAGAAACAAAGACACTTCCAACTTATCGGACAGGAATGCTTGAAGATAACCTCTTCTTTGTTAAACCGGAGGCCATTCTGAGAAAGCTAAGAGAGATAGATCATGTGGTGCCAGATGAGGAAACGGGTAGTTATTTTGTTAATGGTCTGGGCAAGTCATTACAGACTTCTGAAGACTAAAAATACCTAGCTTAGCCTCTTTTTAAACAGCAACAATGCTAGTAATATCTTCCTCTTTGTAAGGTAGATATTCCAAGTAGTCATCATTGTAATAGAGTTGGATTAGCTTGACTTCAAACTTTCCTGGTACTGTAGCTAGCTCTTTTTTAGTTACTTCTTCCAGTTTGGCTAATCTTTCTTGAGTCCCTATTTCAACAGGGAACCCTTGATTTTTAATCTCATCAGGGTTATAACGAATAATGGTAAAGGGTAATCCTCCAAGACTCCCAGTAATCTCACAAATTCGTGCACACTCACATTCTGGTGTGATCTGACTGTGTTGCTTTTCATCCACTTCAACAATAACAGCATGACCCGGAAGCATCCATAACATATCAGGGCGTCTTCTACTACACTCACTAACAAACCGATTGCTATCAACTGTTGGATTAAATGAATTTGAGTCTTTGATTGTGTCCATTTCAGAGTATTTTTCATGTATATGGTGCACCTGAATGAAATAAAATAGTGGCTTTAGGAATATTGTCTTTAAATGAACTTGCTGAGTCAATTTGCTGTGGATCATCAATAAACACTTCGTCAGAACTAGTTATAAAATAAGAACAATCGTATTTATTTTAATAATGTTTAATATTATCATTTTCTATTTGGGAAATTCTTTTCTAATTCGGTGTCTTTAAAATTATTATGACGAATACAAGATACTTTAATTGTAGCATTTCCTTTAATTAAGTTAATATCTACACTGAAAATAGCGTTATCGCTGTCATAAACGAAATAAGAACCGAAACAATTTTCAGTTTTGGCCACTGAATAACTATTAAATGTGTGTCGTCATAGCTAGACTCAATTTCGGAGGTATTCGATAAAACTTCAGAAAATACGTTACATTTTGGTAGGAGATTTCTCCCTTATCTGTAATTTGTTTTCGATACTGGTAAACGGTTCGACAAACACCACAAATAGGTTTTTTGAGAGAGAAAAAGCGAGACTTACAAATAAAATTGAAACGCTGGACACAAACTACTTTATTACTCTTGTCCGTAAACTCTATGTCACAAACCAAACATGTAACTGTTATTGTATATAATTCACACATAATGTGTCATTTTTTACAGTATCTTAATTACATGTCGAATAATTGATTCAGTATAGGTGTTCCTATTGCAATATTTATGGAACTATTCCGAAAATAGCCATGAACATGGATCTGATTTCCTTATAGGTTAACAGACTTAAAAAAAATGATTTTTGTTTATACTTTTTATACACATTTTGACTCTTCCCATGAAAATCGATTTTCTCTTTTATGAACCAGACCGAGTTGCCACTGTTAAGGAGGTGGTCTTCGGAATCCTCAGTCCAGAACGAATCAAAGCTATGAGTTGTTGCGAAATCTTTCGTCATATTACTGGCAATCAAAAATCGCATCCTGGTACACAAAGTGATGCCCGTTTAGGAATCATTGATCGCGGTCGTGTTTGTCAAACCTGTTTGCAGGACAATAATGACTGTCCTGGTCATATGGGTCACATTAATTTGGCCAAACCAGTTTTCCACCCACTATATTTGAATGCAGTTTTGAAAAAACTATTAACCATGGTCTGTCTTAGTTGTTCGAGGCTAATTCTTAACCCAGAATTAGAAAAGGCGACAGCCAAGATACGTGCAATTCGATCTAAGCTACCTAAGGCTCGTTTTAATTTATTGAAACAATTGATTGACGACCAGAGGAAAAAGAATTCATCATGTCCACACTGTGGAGCAACGACTCACTCAAAAATCAAGACTCATCCAAACTTTTTAAGCAAACTGACTGTTATTTACGAGACTGGTTCAGGTAAAGATAAAGGACAAATTGAACGACAGATTAATCCTGAAATTGCGCTTGCTGTTCTAACTGGTATGGTTGATGAGGATATATCATTGGCAGGTTTTAATCCCAAACTATCGCGACCCGAATGGATGATCTGGACTGTTTTACCTTTTCCTCCAATTGCTGTTCGACCTCCAACTAAATTGGATATTGGACGTGACGCTGATGATGATTTGACTATTAAGTTGAATGACATTTCCAAGACCAATAATAATATTAAACAGCAACTTCAGAAAATCGCAGATAGTCGGGAGGCCGGTGAGGCTCCTTCTAGTTATGGAGATATCGAATTTTTATGGGAAATTTTACAATTCCACGTATGGACTTACATTGACAACGAATCGACTAAAAAGACTAGTGTTCATCGCTCTGGTCGACCATTGAAAGCCCTTGTACAACGAATTAAGACTAAGGAAGGTCGTGTTCGTTGGAACTTGATGGGCAAACGAGTTGATGATTCTGGTCGTACTGTAGTGACTCCAGATAATAATATTAATATTGATGAGATAGGTATTCCACGAAAAATTGCGACGAATTTGGTTAAACCTGAATTCGTTACTCCATTTAATATTGAACGACTTCAACAGTATGTTCATAATGGAATGGAGACTTATCCCGGTGCTAAATATATAGTACCAAAGGGTAGTCGTTTTAAGAAGCCATTGAAAATGATGAATAAGGAACGCCGTCAGGAAATCAAGTTACAATATGGTGATGTAGTTTTTAGGAATTTGCAGGATGGTGATTGGGTTTTAGTGAATCGCCATCCATCACTTCATCGAATGAGTATGATGGCACATAAAATCGTAATCCTAAAAGGAGAAACATTCCGTCTAAATGTCAATGCGGTCACACCGTATAACGCCGATTAAATGACTATTCGTCCCAGTCAAGGTCGGCAATAAGTGGCTGCCATTATGGTTAGGAGATATCCATAATGGGCAAACAGTATAAATCTCCTCTCGCGAGAGTATATAACCACTTAGTCTTCACATTTGAATTGAATCAGTGAAGGCGAAGTAGCGAAATGCGGGAACCCCCTAAAGCTTCTAGTCCCAAGTCTACTATCGAAAGATAGTAGATGGCCGTGGTAATACCTCTGGGTATGGGAACAACTTAGAAGATCTGGGAAACTATTAGAAAAGTTTTCTGAATGGGCGATCCGCAGGTCATCACCTAAACTCGTTATTGCAAGAGCATGGTGGTGTCCTCAGAGACTACGTTGCTACTGGTCGGAAATGATGGATTAGCAATCCTGATCCGGCTCAAGGTATAGTCCAGCGGATAGCGAAAGTTATCCGAACCTGACACATAGGAATCCAAATAAAAAACACATATGGCATAATAATAGTGGACCGAAAGGATATGATCCTGTTATAGGATCATATAATGCTTCGCATTGGAATAAAAATTGACAAAAATTTTATCCGGAGCGAGAGCGTTATCCCCCTCCCCTCCGTCCCCTACTATGCCCTTGCATTATTCTACACACAACAATGCTGCTGAGCACAATGCTCATAATTCTGCAGATCTTATTCTCGAAAATGAGATCATTGATGATTCCGAAAAGGAAATCATTGAAAAGCCAAAGCCAATTGACACTCAAGAATTAATACTCGAAGAAATCATTGAAGAGCCAAAGCCTAATGAAAGTCAAGAACTTATATTAGAAGAAGAAATCATTGAAAATGATCCCATGGATGGACTTTATACTGGTATAACAGAAGAATCTATTGATACTGGTGTAGTTTATAAAATCACAAATAAACGAACAGGTAAGTTTTATATAGGTAAAACTATAAGTTATCGTAAAGATAAAACGCGAAAAGGAGCCGATGGTCGGTTTACAGAACATTTAGCTAAGGCTCGGACTCAGAGCAACAAAAAAATAAATTTTGATTGTCCAAGATTTTATCCAGTATTATTGGAGTCGTTGAGAACTGATTGGATTATCGAAACCTTATTGATTTGTCCACTAAAGGAAATGAAAAAATATGAAACTTTAGCCGTTAAACAACACCGAAGTTATTTACCTGAAATAGGTCTTAACTTTTTAATTGCGGATAACAAACCCAATGACGGTATAAATGCCACTATTTATGTTGATCGGAAAGTGAAGGCTAATCGTGATCGTGCTCAAGATGGTAAGCTTAAAAAAAGTAATGATGGTCTTCCTCCTAATATCTATAATAAACATAGTTCTCTTAAACAGAAAAATGGTAGTATTTCAATATGTGATGGATACCGTGTTCGAATAGTAATTGATGATAAGATCTATGATAAATCGTTTATGAGTACTAAATGCACGATGGAACAAAGACTTGAAATGGCTAAGGCTTGGCTTGCAGAACTTAAAAAGCAGCATGGTTTGGAATAGATTTCAGACCAATATTGAATCATCAGGCATGTATAAACTTGTTTGATTATTTGGATTCCTGACCTAGGTCAGGTCTATGTTTGATGGGGATGAAATGAATATCCATGTTCCACAAAGTTTAGAATCGGAGAATGAGATGGCGCGTCTATCTCATTTGGCAACTCAAATTGTAAGTCCAAAGAATGCAGTACCATGCATGGGCTTAGTACAGGACGGACTTTTGGGATTATATTTATTTAACCGTCATGGGTTCTTGACGGTTAAAAATGCTATGAAAATGGCAAACGATCTTGGCTTAAACGTGCCATTGAATTTCAACAACTCACAAAATTCTGGATTCACTCTGGCAAGTAGAGAAATTCTCAATGCCACTCTACCTAAAATTACAGTCGTCAATTCAAAAAGTACAATTAACAATGACAGTGTCCAATATGGACAAATCAAAGAAGGAGCGACAATTGACACTGCCGGTCTTAAAGCCGGAAAAAGTGGACTATTCCATATAGCTTGGAACGATTATGGTCCAGAAGTCTCTAGAAGACTTTTCGATAATTTAGCACGAATTTCGACCGATTGGCTATTAGTTAGCGGATTTTCTGTCGGTATTCTAGATTGCATCCCAAATACTTATATCAAAAATCGAATTGTTAATGTCATTGGCCTTTACGAAAATGCCACACAATATCTAGTCGACTACCAACAACTTCAAAGTCTACCAATTCTGGCTTTAGAATTAGTTAATGATACCGACTATCGAAATAATTTATTACGTTTAACTTCCACTATTAAAGAAGAAGGTTATACTTACAATAATAAATCCAGTGTCGAACACTCTCTCGGCCTGGTTTATTATGATTTCCTAGTTAACCGTTTACAATACGAATTTTACCGCCTTAATACTTATCAAGCCAGTTTCCCTGAAAAACACCGTGAATCTCTTTATAACGAAAATTGCGATCTAGTACTAAATCATTATCTCGAGGAAAACAAAGGATTCACCGAACACTTAAAACGATTAGATTTACCGGTCAATATTCAAAGTAAATTTGAACAACTACGAAACACTATAAAACCCTTTCAAGAGGAGAAGAATTATTATCAAAATAATCAACAAATCCAAGATGCACTCACAACCCTCTCAAATGTCGATTTAATCAATAGACTTGTTGATAGTAATGAATACAATGAAACACTTATTAAACAAATTGAAGCACTCGGTGCCTTTATCAGTACTCTAATTTATATTGTACCTGGCTCTCGAGATATGGCCGAACGTCTCGAAGAAAAATTATATGAATTAACTCAAGGCTCTACTGTAATCGTCAATAGTGTTATCTCTGTTAATACAGGTTTTTACGAATACCAAGGTCTTGATCGTGATTTCAAATATTTGGGCAATGGATTCAAGACTATGTATACGGCTAAATCTAAGGGAGATGTCACTAATATTGGACAAATTGCAGGTTTACTCGGTCAACAAGATTTAGAGGGTAAACGACAAGGTAATTTCTTCTATCGACGATCACTTCCACACTATCCAAAAGATAGTATCGAACCAAAATATCGAGGTTACGTACAAAATTCATTCTTAGAAGGCTTGACCATGCTTGAATATTTTTCTCACGCACAGGCCGGTCGCCTAAATCAAATTGATAAGAGTATTAAATCGGTTACTCCGGATACTGATATTGTTGTCATGGAAGACAATAATATTATGCAAATAACGATAGGTGAATGGATTGACACTAAACTAGAACGGTTTGCCGATGAAGTCACCCACCAAAAAGAACAAGAAATGGAAATTCTCAAACTCAAAAATGAAGCATATATTCCAACTTGTGATGAAAATGGAAAAGTGTCTTGGGGACAAATCACTGCAATTACACGACATGATCCTGGTAAACAACTATACAAAATCAAGACACATGGAGGGCGAGAGGTAATTGTCACTGAGTCGAAGTCACTTCTTATCTGGAAACCAGAACAACAAAAATTTCTGCACACCTCTACTCCAGAGGTTGTGATCGGCGATTATGTTCCAGTTACAGCTAAATTATCAGCACCACCATTTATGAATGGTGGTAGTTTGCGAGAGTTAAAGATTGACAATAAAATTTATACAAATGATAAGAATGGTGGCCAATTTTATGGACGTGAATTTTTACTTAGGAAACAATCACAATTACCTGAAATTGTTTATCATTGTTCACTGGAATTTATTGAGGCCTTTATTCTCAAAATAATATACAGTCACAGTAATGATCTTTATTATAGTGAAAATTCATGTTGTTATACCTCTCAACATGAAAGAGTGATTGATGGACTTATTCTTTTGCTTAATCTTATGGATATACGAGCTTATAAAACCAAGAACTATGGTTATTATGATTTGATCCTAGGAGAGTTTGGAAAAATCCAGAATGATGTAGTGTTAGATAAGATCGTTGAAATCGAATTGGTTGACGTCGAACGTTATCCTAAAGTGTATGATTTAACTGTCCCATCAACTCTTAATTTCGGCTTAGCGAATGGTCTACATGTTGTAGATACCGCCGAAACGGGCTATCTTCAGCGCCGATTAATAAAAATGTTAGAGCCATTATCTAACGGATATGACGGAGCGATACGTAATTCTAGCCGAAATGTAATTCAAAAACTTTATGGTGGAGATGGTATTAACCCACAGCAATTAGAACGAATTAAATTGGTTATTGGAGATATTGAGGGAAGATTTAACTTTTCTAGTCATGATTTAGATAGACTCCAACAAAATCTAACACCTGATAGTCTCTCACAAGTGCAACAATCAAACGATTATCTTAATATCGTTAATGGGCAGCATCGTTATATAGAAGAATTAACTAGAAAGATGGTTGAATTTTATAATGGATCTGGACTTGATTTGGAGGGAGTATTAAATGGTAAGGCCAAAACAGTTTATACAACATTATCAGTCAATTTCGAACGTCTGATTCATAATAACTATTTCCGTTTCAACTTAGCGCAAAAACAACAAACAGACCTTCAACCAAACCAAGTATTTGATGAACTTCTCGCTCTTTCCAATAGAATCGAAAAAGGTTTAGTATTAAATGGAGATGAACACCTGTTAATCTTCAATCTAGCGCTACATTCTTACCTTAATATTAAAACACTCATACTTGAATACAAATTTACTAGAGAGGCATTCCAGTGTCTCTTAGAAGATATTTACTTGAAATATGCCCGATCTCTAATGGCTCCTGGTGAATCAATTGGTATCATCTCAGCTCAAAGTATTGGTGAACCTTTAACACAAATGACTCTGAATAAATTCCATGCTGCCGGTGTGGGCAAAGCTAGATCAAAATTGCAAGGAGGTGTGCCACGTTTGAGTGAACTTCTCGGGTTAACTAAGAAAGAGAAAATGCGAACACCTTCAATGTCATTAGAAGTAAGTGACTATCATTTGTTTAGTCAACAAGCTTCTGAATCCAAATTAAATGTCGATATGAATCTGGTTAATTTATTTAAGAGTTTCAAATTCCGAAATCTAGTCTCTACTAGCGAAATATGTTACGATCCTGAAGGACACAAACCGGATTTGCCCATTCCATTCGCTGTTAATGATAATTTATCTAATGTCACAGACATTACTACATCAGATATTGCTAGATCGGTTGTGCAATTCCCATGGGTAATTTATTTTGAATTGAAAGCAGATGTGAAAAGGGAACTTCGAAGTGATGTCATTATGTCCATTCTAGATGGACAAATCCGAAACAAATACAAAAATAGTGACGGAAAATTCAAAGTTCAGGTTTCATATGATGGTCTCACCGGAGAGAATGGGAAATTAGCAAGTTTTGTTAATATTCGCGTTAAAACTGGATTATTTGAAGGCGAGGGAGATAACATTTTAGGTAATTTAGTGGACTTAAAGAATGAGTTATTGCGCTTGAATATTAAGGGTCAAAAGGATATTAATGAGGTTTTTGTTGAAAAAGAAGACAGCAAAAAATATGTTTTCACTATTGGTTCAAGTTTAGCTAGTATCATCGAAAATCCAGTCTACTGTTCAGTTATTGATATCAATAAAATCACGACTAATGATGTACTCGAAGTTGAACATTTATATGGAATTGAGGCATCCAGAAGCTGTTTTATCAATGAAATGTACACCACATTTGATAGTGATATTAATATCAGACATCTTGAACTATTAGCTGATAACATGTCGCATCTAGGTGAACTTTTGAGAGTTAACCGTTTTGGAGTCAAACGTGGTAATAATGAACCGCTACATCGAGCCAGTTTTGAAGAAACTACTAAACAATTTATTGATTCTAGTATCCATACCGAAAAGGATCCTATGACTGGACCAAGTGCAAATATTATGTTTGGTCAATTAATTAACTCAGGTACGAATAGCTTCCGAATTATGTTAGATGTAGATCGTCTAGCTCAATTAGAACCAGTGGAAAGACAAGTTGAACTGACAGAGGCCGATCCATTTAATGTGGAAGGTGTTCAAAAGATCAAAATTTCTAATACAACACAACTATCAATCGACTTCCTAAATATAGATGATCTCTTCGTTTTCAAATTTGAACACACCATTTAAAAGACGAACCATAGTGACATATCTTATTTTTTAACTTAACACTAATAAGATATTCCACTTTGTATATATTGTTTACATAATGAAACATATTTGGACTACTCATAGAAACAAATTGCTATTAGGTTCGGTTTCTATTTTAGGAACATGTTCTTATTTTTCTGACCAAATAAGACTAAATGAGGTCGGTTTTCGCCAATGGAACTCAATTGGTCTTTCTAATACTAATACCAAATTAAATCCTGGTCACCATATTCGATACCCATTTTCCAAGATTGCTAAATTGAGAAGACATGACAACGTTTCTGAGAAAATTCATCTCAACTTTAAAGATGGCTTAGAAGTAGACGGAACTATAAGTTTTTATTATGAACTGACCGAACCCAAGAATAATTTGCTAGAATATGCCAATCTTAATAATTGGATCAGTCATCAAATAAAACAAAAAATAGAAAATACCGCCTCGGTTACTAAGTATTTGGAATTTATACAATTTAGACAAGATCACGTAACCGAAACACAACTAGTAGTAAATGAATATCTAAAAACATATGGTATTGAAGTAAATGAATTATATATAAGTAATTTAGTGCTCACTACTAATATTTTTCAAGATGAGCTAATTATTGCTTTAAAATTGAAAGCGGAAGCCCAAAAAAATTCAATAGAACAGGAAAGACATCTAGATAAACTCAATTATGATAAAATTTGCGCCGAGACTATCAGTGATAGTCTAACACCGGAATATCTAAAATATTTGGAACTAAGAACTCTAGAAAATCTAGTCAAAAACAACGAAAAAAACAACATTACTATAAACATTTCACCTTTATATTCAATTTCTCCAACCGAATAAGAAAGTAGTCAAGCCATTTAGACGAAAGACTGTCAGAAATTAGTACTATGAAAGCAGACCCGTTCATTATATCCAGACTAAGATGTGTTTAAAGTGAGTTTTTTCCAAAATATTAGAAAAATGAATTCTTGACCACTCTCTAAATTGACTTTATCTGTAACAATTTCATAATCTCTTATAAAGATTACCGTATTATTAATTATAACAATGAGGAAAAATAACAAAAAGAAAACCACATCAAGAACTATATTTGTGCCAACTACCGATGATCCATTTGAAGAACAGGCACAAAAAGTTCTATCTAATTCAACCATGCCATTAATGAATTCGATAATAAATTCATTGGATTCAGATGTTTTCGGATCTTCCGGCTTGAGCACTAGTGAATCGTTGCTAGCTAATAAGCAAATTGATTCTGCATCTGATATCGGATTAGGAAGAGTTTCGATACCAAATAAATCAAAGTTGAAACGGCAGATGATCAGATCAAAACCAACGTTTCCGATGCACTCTGTAAAAAGTACTTTATGTAGTAGTTATCAAGAAATATCAGATATGGTTGATTCCGTTTTACTCAAAAAACAAAGACTTGATCCACTAGAAACCAGTCTCAAAGGTAATAAAATAAGTCTGGCTAATTTTTATTTAAAAATGATACAAATTGCTGATAAAATTTCTAAAAATAACGATTTTACAGTGTTTACATATAATTCTGGTACTAGTGGTCTTAAATTACGAACACTTGAACTATTGGACTTATTAGAAAATAACCTAGAAGAAATCGGAATATTAGAATGTTTAGTGGATTGTCTAAACGAAACAAGACTGGAAAACAGTTTCAAGATTAAACTTTTACCAATATTGATTAATAATGGTTTCAAAATCGATAATCCAAAGTTAATAATTGATGAAAATATCTTTGAAATGGCCTACGAGAAGATCACAAAAAATTTAACCATCGAATGCAATAATATTGAGAAAATAGAAAAACTTTGTACGGATTTTGACTTAATGTTGTTTAATTTATATACTAATGGTTATGACCAGAACGCTGGAAAAGTTATTTCAAGTATTATCAATAAAATAGGATTCCCAAAACCCATTTATAAACAAATGAACACAACAACTTACCTATCGACTTCAAACGCTGAAACCCAGTTCTACGGAGATTACTTAGTTATCGTCTTTTCTGCCTTTTTATTATGCAACTGTGTCGACTTTTTAGGTATTTATTTGGCAATGGAACGAAACGTCGATTTTATAACCAAAATAGTTAACCGGATAAGCGATAAAAGTTGTGGACTCGTCCTAAAACAGATTGATTCGGATTACCAACAACATTTACTCCAAAAATTAGGTGCACTACTTTTCCATAAACAATGGGCCAAATATAGTGATATTAGTCAAGTTCTCCATGATGTCATTTACTCGGAGCACTTGTCACGGGATTTGAAAATTGAATTTTATAGTAATTGTGCCAACTATCTCTATGATAAAACAAAATATCGAGCTAATTTGGAAGACACTTTTTATATGCTCAGTAAATCAACCGACGGTCAACTTTTAGTTGGCGTTCGTGATAAATTACAAGAACAACCGGTTTATGGATTATTTGATCGGTTCGTTGTCAAAAGTTTGGAGAGAATTTCAGGAGAAACTAGACATCGCGTTCTTACTAGCCTTTTGATTAGACCAGAAACCTTACCACTTTTACATTCCAGTACTAAAATTAGTTTTGATCCAGATAATGTTGATAGTATACCTAATCTACTAAATATCTCGCAAACTCTGGTTAAACAAAGACTCTTTTTGATAAAGGATACCGGCGAAGTTATACCAAATAAACAGATAGAAAATACAACAATATACAATAACAAACAAAGAAAAGTTATAGTATATCCATTGTGCCAGATAGAGGATGATTGAAATTACCTGTTACCAAGACAACTTGGTATATTGGATCCCAATAATGAATAAACAATTCTAATCTGGTCTAATGGAGTTCTAGTATAAGGACACCGATCATCTTTCAACTGTTTTAGTTCTGTTAAAAGATACCAGTAATTATTAGATCCGACTATTATATCTAAATCATAATCGAACTCTTGTAATGAAATACAACTTTCATTTAGCCTAAAGGGCTTTAAAGCGTCTATGACATTTCGGTGACGTTCTAAGTCACTATCAGATATGTGCATATTTTTCGCAATTTTGACTACACACTTGTACTTTTCCATTTTTTCTTTATAAATAATGGTGACGACTTCATTGGAAGTTGCCAGCTCCAAAACTGAACAACCTGATCTATTTCGCAAATCTAGATTAGCACCGGCATCAATTAGTGTCTTGCCGATTTCCACGTTATTATTATAACGACTCATCAACATTAAAGCAGTCCAACCATCTTTATTTTGTAAGTCTAGATTAGCACCAGCGTCAATTAATGCCTTGCCGATTTCCACGTTATTATTATAACGACTCGTTAACATTAAAGCAGTCCAACCATTTTTACTGCTTTGTATGTCTAGATTAGCACCAGCGTCAATTAATGCCTTGCCGATTTCCACGTTATTATTATAACGACTCGTTAACATTAAAGCAGTCCAACCATTTTTACTGCTTTGTATGTCTAGATTAG